TAGCACATTATGTATGATTCTTCTCGACAACTCTATGACCAGATTTCCGAATTGGGCGTCATGTGTGGGCTTTTCTACGCTGGCCCGAACCGCTGCCGGATCCTACTCTGTGCGGATTGCTACTATGTATTAAATGATACAACACATTGTACAATCTACGCGCATGAGTTCTATTCCTGCATAATGGACTTTATGGATGAAGTCCAGTCCCGTTTCCGGAAGGGTGCTGCCATTTGAACAATGTGAAATATACGTTGTACGCGGAGATCGGAAAGTGTTTCCGGTCCGGTAAACATTATCTGTATATAGGATCCTGGCTTCAGGTGGATATGTCAAAATATGTAGTCCTGGTGCATGGTACTATGTCCAGATCCGCGTATAATGATATTTGTACAAAGTACAAGCTTTCAATTTATGAATACGGTCCCATTAGCTGGGTGGATATCTTTCCATACCAAGAAAACGGGTTTTTCCGTTTTCAGAGAATTGGAAGTCTGTACAAACAGATGGATCCGGACGAATGGAGGGGTGAAATAGTTCATGGAAAATGGTACTAAGGTGAAGATTAACCGCGATTGGATACCCGGTTATGATAAGCCATGTCTTAATCAATGGTATCAATGTAAGTGCCGGGATGACTGGTACAAGATTGTGAAACAGGAACGGACAGAAAAGCAGACAATATACAAGGTGGTCAGCTTCCGTGATGGCCAGGACAAGTTTTTCGGGCTGACGCTGGCCCAGGCCCGGAGCGTCATCCAGATTGAAACGTATAAGATAATGGAGGTCCGGACAGATGTTTAATTTTCTGTTAGGTTTAGCGGTCGGTGTTTTCGCCGGTATGTTTCTGGCGGCGCTTCTGTTTATAATGGGGAGGGATGACGATGATACGAAATAAAATGATTACTATTGATACCATGATAAAGGTAATGGATGGACAGCCCTGGTGCGAATGTGATAACAATTCTAAATTAACTTGTTTTAATTGCGTGGATTGTGAAAATGTATATGCAATTATAAATGAATTTATTAGAACTACCGAATTTGTAGAATGGTTAAAACGGAGGTATCACGATGGCCAGTAAATATTCCGCATATTCAGAAGCCCGGTCCATTGCGCGGAAGCGCCTGGAGCGCTTGAACGAAGCCGGTTATGTTACCGACAATATTTCCTTCCCTACCGTGAAGCAGCTGAAGGAAAAGGGTATCAGTCCCGGCATGGCCCTCCGTTCCGTTGAAGAATTCCTCAAGGCGCCCACCAAGCTGGTGGAATTCCGGAAGGAAGAAAAAGCCGGTAAAAACCTAATGTTCCGGCAGACTTCTGCCGGTGTGCAGCTGGGTGAGCGCGAACGGCAGCTGAAGCGCCAGCGCGATGCAGCTTACCGTGAGCGCGTCCGGTCCATGACCAAGGATGACCGGCGCTTTATGAAAGCAGCGCGAACCCTGGGATTAAACCTTACCCCGTCCACTATCAAGGCTTTTTCCGAATATGTGAAGTATAGGTTTTCACAAGGTGTCGGATCAGTCCGGTATATGATGGCCAATATCGTGGAAGATTATATGGAGATCACGAAAGGACGTCCAAAGAAAGCGGATGAGGTTGTTAAGGATTATGAAAGATTCTTAGCAGATCGCGCGGATTTACTGGACGCCTGGAACCGGATCGAAAGCGGGGAAAGTCCCAGCGTGACAACATCAGACCGGTTCCATGTTTCATGGTTGGAATATATCAAGGCGAGAGGGTGAGAATAGTTGCTTTATATGATGGGACCACAACTTGCGGAAGTTGTGGATATTAAAGCAGAACTATTGAAAAATGGGATCCTGCCCAGGGCGCCGAAAGCGAAAAAGCCCAGTAATAAGGCTAATTATTATGTAAATACGCTTAGCGCGTTTGATATTGAAACAACCCGTCTGGACTTAAGTGATAATCCGAATGAGCACGATTATCACAGCTTTATGTATGTCTGGCAGTTCCAGCTGGGAGAAGATGTCACTATCGTGGGCCGGTACTGGGCTGACTTCCAGCAGTTGATAGAACTGCTGGTTAACACGCTTTTTGATATCAGCGAAACGGAGCAGCTGCCGGAGATCCCGCACCTTTGCTGTTTCATTCATAACGCCGCGCATGAATTCGCTTTTCTGTCCGGGATATATCATTTCCAGCCGGAGGAAGGATTTTACCGGGAAGTCCGGAAGCCCATATACTTTGAAATGTTCAAGTGTATCGAATTCAGATGTAGTTATATGCAGACGAATATGTCACTTGCTAAGTTTACAAAACAGTACGGTGTCCCGCAAAAACTTAGCGGACAGAAATTCGATTATGAAAAGATCCGCTTTCCCTGGACCGAACTTAGTAAATATGAAATGGAATACGCCGCCCGGGATGTTCAATCCCTGGTAGCAGCCATGCGGATCCGGATGGAGAAGGACTGCGACAACCTCCAGACGCTGCCGTTGACCTCAACCGGCTATGTCCGGCGGGATGTCCGGCAGGCGCTGAAACCGCTTTACCTTCAGATCCGGGATATCCTCCCGGACGAAGATCAATACCGGCTGCTGCGGAAAGCGTTTCGCGGAGGGAATACGCATTGCGCGAAAGAGTATAGCGGGAAGATCCTGGAGGATGTGTATTCGTATGATATGGCAAGCTGCTACCCGGCCCAGCAGCTGACGAAGCAATATCCAATGAGTAAGTTTAGGTGGCTGGATGACCGGCTGGACCTGGACAGGATCATCCGTTTTCTGAAGCTGAATTATGCGGTAGTCGGACTGTATGAGTTTACGAATATCAGACTGAAGGAAAAGAAAACCAAGATCCCGTACCTATCCCTCGCCAGGACGGAAAGTGTGGACTTCCGCTGTGATAATGGGCGTCTGTTGTACGCGGGATTTTGTCGCATGGCATTAACGGAAGTTGATCTGGAGATCGTTCTCCAGCAGTATGACTTTGATTTGATTGATATTAAGTCCGCCATGGTCGCGCAGAAAGGCCCGCTGCCGGAAGAGTACAAAGCAGTCATCCGCCGGTACTACCATAATAAAACTACGCTGAAGGGAACAGATGATCCGGACGAATTGTATCTGTATGGTAAGGATAAGGAAAAGCTGAACGCTATATATGGCATGTCCGCCCAGGATCCTATACATTCAGACGTACAATACAATGACGGTGTATGGACGGTATCCGGATATAACCGCCCGAAAGAAGAGATTGAAAAAGTATTGCTGAAAGCTAAGTTTCCTTATCAATGGGGCGTTTATACAACCGCCTATGCAAGACAAGCGCTCCAGGAAGGGATTGATTTAGCCGGGGACCAGATGGTCTACTGTGATACAGATTCAATCAAGACCCTGGGGCCGGTGGATATCGAACGTATAAACGGTAACCGGCGGAAGCTGGCCAAGGTGTACAAGGGCGTGGAAAAGGACCGGAAGGGCGTTGACCATTTTATCGGCATCTTTGAATATGAAGGAAAGTATGACCGCTTCATCTCAACCGGTGCGAAGAGATACGCTTACGAACAGGACGGACACATGTCCGTGACGGTGGCCGGTGTTACGAAACAGATCAACGAAGAAACCGGGATCCCGTTCGCGGTGGAAGAGCTGGGCGCCCTGGAGAACTTTAAGGAAGGTATGAAGTGGGTCAAGGCCGGCGGGATTGCTGCTGTTTATAATGATGATGATGATTTCAATTATACGGATCCGGAAACCGGAAACACCGTTCATATCGGGAAGAATGTTGCGCTGGTTCCGTCCACCTATGAGATGACTTACGAAAAGGATTATAAAAAGCTGTTGTTTGAATTGGACTTATACGGAGAATATCTTGATAAACGGGAGTGAAGCAGATGGGAAAGATTTACACAAAAGAAGGTTGGGTAAACTGGGACTGGATAATGAAGGATCCCGCGGTGTTCATTATGGGTGTAGGCCCTCGCGCCGTTGGGAAAACTTACGGTGTTTTTGACTGGTGCATCGAACACCATGAGAAGTTCATTTACTGTCGGCGCCTAAAGACCCAGCTGGATATGTGCGCTACCATGTCCGGTAATCCGTTCCAGAAGATCAACGCGGACAGGAAGATTGACATTAAACCGTTCAAGTCGGAAGGCGTGGTATCGTTCCGGTATGATAACCGGTCCGGGGAAGAGGTAGCTTGCGGAGTTTCTCTTTCTACCCTGGCCACGCTGCGCGGTATCGACTTTTCTTCCTATAATATCATTGTGTTTGATGAAGCTGTTCCCATGGTAGGCGAAAAGCCTATCAAGAATGAATTCGATAGTTTCCTGAACTTTGTGGAAACCGTTTCCCGCAACCGGGAGATCCTGGGCGAAAAGCCGGTGAAAGTCATCCTCCTGGGAAACGCGAACAAGTTAAACAATCCGTATTATTCCGGATGGAAGTTCACGAAAACAGCGCTGAAGATGATACGCGGGAAGCAGATGATATACCGAACGCCGGATGGATCCAGAATGATGATTCTTTTCCAGGACTCCCCTATCAGCGCGAAGAAAGCGGGAACTTCTCTTTACCAGAACGCGAACGAAGGATTCCTGGCCATGGCGCTGGACAACTCTTTCCGGACGGATGAAACAAATATCCGTTCAGAACCGCTGATAGAGTACCGGCATCTGGTGTCCGTTGGTGAGATCGGTATATACCGGCACAAGTCGGACAGGCGGTACTATGTTTCCAGCCAGCAGGGCCGGCCGTATTATGACGGGTATGGCATCCAGCTGAAGATGTTCCAGCAGGACTTCTTTATGCTGCGCGTGAACTATATGACAGTAAAAAATTTCTATTTTGAGGATTTCGACAATGAATTACTTTTCCGTGAATATTTTGAATTGAATTGATTATTGACAATTATTCGGATTGGATGTAATATAATTACAGAAATTGATTTTGATGGGAGGTCACTGAAATGGAAAAGTTCATGGTTGTTGTGTGTATGGAAGGAAGCCTGAAGTCTTATTTCTTCCGGTATCCGGATAACGCGAAGCAGTTCAATAAGACAATGGCTCTGATGTATTCTACTAAGTTGTACGTTTACAACGCGGACACTGATTCCTGGGAATCCGCAGCGGATCAGTTCTGATATTGTCCATCCCGGCCCGGGCGCCGGACCGGGTGGACAGTACCAGCCGGTACTGATAATAAAATTATGGGAGGTTATTACCATGGCAGAACTGACAGCAAAAGAATTGTTCCGGGCAAAGAACGGGGACGGCGTAACCAACATCCGCGACTGTGAGGGACAGATCCTCCGGCCTATCGCGTTCACAACCAAGCGCTATATCGGGCGCGATGAGAAGGAACACGAAGTCCTGATTATCAAGGACGGCAAGACCGGCGAAATGTACAAAACGGAAGTCCGGGCCTTCATTGAGAAGTACCGCGACTACGAAGAGTCCTTCGGCGGTGAGGACGATACCGAAAAGCCGGAGATCGTTATCATCCTGAAGAAGTCCCAGAAGGGGAACAGCTACGTGAACTTTGACCTGGTGGGCGAATGATTCCCCATCCCGGATCCGGAGGGTTAATCCCTCCGGATTTTTTTATTTGCGCTGAAATACGGAAATGTGTAAAATAATTGTAGAGGTAAGTTAATCACTTCCCGCACGCAGCCCTCGGAAGGGGTAGGGATGGCCGGGCGCGGCCAAGAGGGTGAATAACTTACCTACTTTTTATTGGAGGGATTTATATGCAGGACTTCATCAACATTATCCAGGGTGTGGGTTTCCCAATTGCTTGCTGTATTGCCATGTTCATTATGCTGCAAAATGAACAGAAAGCACATAAGGAAGAATCCCAGCAGATCCGGGACGCGCTGACGGAGCAGAAAATTGCTTTTTCTGAAGCAATCCATAATCAGGAAGCGCGGACTACCGAAGCAATCAACAATAACACCCAGGTTATGCAGCGCCTGGTGGATATGCTGGAGGAAAAGTGACGATGGTATCAGCTGCGTACTTTGCCCAGGTCGCGGATGATGCTAAATATAATAAGTACAAATACGATGACCTGGACTGTCAGGGATTTGTCGAAAAGGTTCTGTATGATTCCGGATGTCGGAAGCCGGACGGATCCCGGTATAACTGGGCCGGTTCTAACTCCATGTGGCGGTCCGCTTTATCCTGGCGCGGAACCATCGCGGAAGCCGTCCAGAAATTCGGATCCATCCCGGACGGTGCCTGGGCCTTCATCATGAAGAGTGACGGCGGGGAAAAAGACCGTGGATATTATGACGGTGAAGGAAACGCTTCACATGTTGGTATTTATATCGGCGGTGGTATTGTCCGGGATTCTACCCGCAGCACGAAAAGCGGACGGGACGGTGTAGGCTCCAGAAGTATCAACGACTTCAACATGATTGGTTTATGTAAATATCTTGACTATAATACCGGAAACGTGAATAATAAAAGTCAGATAAAGTCAATCCTGGACGATATCGAAAATAAACTGCGGGAATTGAGGGAGGTTCTATTATGACATTTTCGGAGATTATGGCCCTAAAAAATGCCGGTTTTTCACCTGACCAGATAATGACGCTCACAACTTCCGGCACGTTCCCATCCGTGCCGGATGATTCGGGGACGGATCATGCTGTAGAAGCACCCGTTCCCCTGGTAGAATCTCCCGCAGAGGCTGGGGAGGTATCCCCCTCCCCAGCTGATGCCGGAGACGAACCGAAGCCGGATCCTTTTCAGGAAATCCGTGATATGATAAACGGAATGAAGGATGAATACAAACAAATGCGGGAACTGATGCAAGCCAATAATATCCGGGATCGGATGATTGATACTCCGCGTGAACCGGATCCTGCTGATATTATGAAGCAGATAATCAGACCTGACATTCACGAAAGGAGTTAAACAGATGCCGAATACAAATTCTCAGACAATATTTCAGATGCCCGGTATCGTGAATAATTTCGTCAAACAAGCTACTGGCCGTGATTCTGTTTCTCAGATTGATATGGACTTTGTAACAGTCGCGCAGGATAAACAGACTGTACACCATGAGATTGACTTTGACGATGCTGCTTCCTTTGTAAACAATAATGAACTGCCAATGACCGTTATTGCTAAGATTGCAGCAGTACAGGCCGGAACCGGTGATCCATCCAGTGAGAATATTCGACCTATTACCGGATGGACAGGACTTAACTTATGGGATGACCCCGAATATGATACACCGATTGTTTTCAATCAGCGTATTACAAACGGAAATTTTAATGGAACAACTGGCTGGGCTGTTAACAATGCAACTATATCCGCAACAAATAATATTGGCAGTATGTTAGCATCAGCGTCAGGTAGTTTTGTTGCAAGTACTACTGCCTATGTTGCTAATCATGTATATCTTTCAATGTGTGGAATTAAAGTAACTCATGGAAAAGCACGATTTATAGCGGCTGCTCCAGCCACAGCACAAAAGGATACTACTAAAGTAAACGAATGGGAAGACATGTATATTATTTTTACTCGTTCTTCCAGTGCAACTGAGGGTTTTCCAAGAATTTATGATTATAGAGCTGATAGAGATGCAATTCTTATTAAAAATGTTATGGTATTCGATTTAACACAAATGTTCGGGGATACCATGGCTGCATATATTGCATCTTTGGAAACAGCGACCACCGGCGCGGGATATTCATTTTTCAAGAAAATATTTTATAAAGATTATTATGCGTATACTGCAAATCCCAGAATTAGTTGTGCTTCAGCAGTTAATGGAGATCCATACCGCTTGTCTACCGTTACTTTCCCGGAGCCTCCGGAGACTGTGTACGGCGGATCGCTGAATTTGACTACCGGCCTGCTGACTGTTACACATGGGTACATTGCAAGCTATGTTGACGAATCGCTTCCAGGTGAGTGGGTATCAGATCGAGATGTGTACGCTGTAGGCACTACACCATCCGAAGGTGCAGAAGTGGTATATGTTCTCGCGGAACCCGTCACCTATGAACTTGATCCTGTTGAAGTGAAATCCATGATTGGACAGAATAATGTTTTCGCTGATACCGGCGATGTAGCCGTATCGTATACATCTTATATCCCAGTAATATAAAGAAAGGAGCAATAATATGAGGACTATCCTGGCAAAAATTCTCAAAACGGTGCAGGATATTTATGCTAAAATGCCTGAACCGGAAACCAAAGAAGTAAAAGAAGAAACCAAGGAAGAAACCAAGGAAGAAGTTGTAGAAACTAAAAGCACAAGGAGGGCCACAAAATGAGTGTAAATACCCTCACCTTTGAACAGACAAGTTCTGTTCTGAACAGCCTGGTTCAGCAGGCAACCGGCAGAAGTCAGGTCATCAGCACCGAAGCTGATTTTGTCAGTGTGGCACAGACTGCTCTTTCCCTGTGGAAAGATGTTATCTTTGATGCACTGTCTAATGTCCTGGCCCGCACTATCTTTGCTGTACGTCCGTATTCTGCCTCCATGAAAGGCCTCGAAAAGTCTCTTCCGCAGTGGGGATCGTATATGCGGAAATTCAATATCGTTGCCTCTGACTGGAATGATGATGATGCCTATAAGTATCCTGTAGCGTTTGATGCTACTGAGGTAAGCAATCCTGCAGGCAATGGACAGTCTGTTGATCCCTGGATTATTCAGAAACGGGAATTTATTCAGACAAACTTCCTGGGGCAGTCGGTATTTTCTGATCATTATACTGTTTTTGAGGAACAGCTTGAAACTGCTTTCCGTAACTCTGAGGAGTTTGGGCAATTCCTTTCAATGGTTACTACTGACATGAGCAATAAGGTTGAACTGGCAAAGGAAAATATGTCTCGAGGCCTGGTAGCCAACTTTATTGGTGGATTGATCGTTGAAAATAACACTTCCCGTGTAGTCCATCTGCTGACTGAATATAATGCAATGCTCGGCCTTACTGGTGATGATGCATTTACCTCTGAATCCATTTTCCTGCCGGAAAACTATGCTCCGTTTATGAAGTGGGTTTATTCCCGGATCGCAACCGTGGCCAGCCTGTTCAAAGAAATGTCGGTCAAATATCAGACCACGCTGAACAGCAAGCCGGTCCCGCGTCATACTCCGTATAATAAGCAGAAGATGTACATGCTCGGCCAGGACCGTTATCAGATCGACGCCCGTGTCCTCGCTGATACTTTCCATGACAACTACCTGAAGTACGCGGATGTTGAAACCCTGAATTTCTGGCAGGGAATTGACACCCCCGACAAGATCATCGTAAAGCCCACCTACACCAACACTTCCGGTGTTGCGACCGTGGCCGGAAGCGCGGTTACGAAGACCGGCGTATTCGCTCTTCTGTTTGACGAAGATGCCATGGGCTGGGCCATGATCCATGAACGGGTGATCCCCACCGCCATCAATGCCCGTGGTGAGTACCGCAACTTCTGGTATCATATGAGACTGCGTTGCTTCTCCGACAATACCGAAAAAGGTGTTGTGTTCCTGCTGGATTAACCGGCGTGTTTTCTCCTCATGGGGAGCGGGATTGTATCCCCTCCCCACTTCTTTTATAAAGGAAGTGATACAGATTGACCATTGAATTCTGGAGCTTCAGCAAAAAGCGGAACAGCACCAAGCAGCCAACAGCCGGATCCGGGACCCAGTACACCGGCTGCGAACTGAAAGAGGATACTTCCATCCTGGCGCCGGTGATTAAGATCCGCGTGGCAGCCATGCCGGTGCCGACTGTCGCGCCGGTGAATACTTTCACTTATGCATATATCGCTAAGTTCACGCGGTATTATTTCGTGACGGACTGGGTGTATACTCCGGGATTTTGGGAGTGTCATCTTCAGCTGGATGTGCTGGCCAGCCATAAAACGGAGATTGGAGCCATGACCGCGTATGTTGAGCGCAGCGCTTCCGCGTATGACGGGAATATCATTGATAAGATGTATCCCGCGAATACGGATTATTCCGTTTCGTATGATTCGCTAGCGTATGCATATCTCAACGTGGCGCCCTCCGGCGGTACGTATGTAGTCGGGATTATCAACGCTGCCGCGAATACTGCCGGGGCTGTCACATATTACGCGATGAACCAGACGCAGCTGCAAAGCCTGCTGTCGTTTATGTTCGGGAATGATATATGGAATATCAGCGCTATTACGGAAATCTCCCAGGGGCTTTTTAAGTCCATGTTCAATCCGATACAGTATATCGTTTCCTGTTTATGGTTTCCGTTCCCGCGTGAAACATTCTCCAGTACCAGCGCCACCGTGTATCTGGGATACTATAACACCGGTGTGACCGCGTACGCGATGACGGCCCTGGCTCATAAAGCATACATCACCGGCACAATTCCAAACCATCCCCAGGCCAGCGCCCGCGGTTCGTATCTGAACTATGCCCCGTACACGGATGTAACATTGTATATTCCTCCGTATGGATCCATTCCGATTGATACTGCGTATCTGAAAAAGGGTCATTATCTGTACTGCCCTTATTGGGTGGACCATATTACCGGAGAATGTTCTGTCCGGGTGTCCCTCTGTACTTCAACCAATGTCACTGAAAACAATATCTGCGCGGAACGGGCTTCTAAGATCGGCGTTAATATCCAGCTGTCCCAGGTGCTGGCAGATTATTCACATTCAATCCAGACACTTCAGTCCGGTATATCCGGCGGGATCGTGGGCGCCGTAATGGGCGCGATCGGGGCCACCGTGCAGTCCGCGCTGGATTCCAAGTTCCCGTCAGTATCCAGTTCCGGTACTAACGGATCTTACATGGTCCCGATTATGACCGGCGTCATCGTGACGAAACATACCAAGATTGTTGACGGGGATAATGACGACCTGGGCCGTCCGCTGATGAGTCCGCGAACCATTAACACACTGTCCGGATATATCAAATGCGGAGAAGCTCATTTTGCGTCACCGTGTCTGGCCGGGGAACGGGACCAGATCGAGCAGCAGCTGCTGGCAGGGTTCTTTTATGAATGAGGTGTTTTGATGGTCATCCAGAAAATAAATGGCTGGTGGATGTCAACAGATACCCTGATGGGCAGCACCGATACAAGCAATATCGGGTCCCGGATGACGGAAAATGCCCGGAAGATTTATACTTACTTTACCAACAAAGGTTGGTCCCTGTCCGCGATTGCCGGTATGCTCGGTAATATGCAGCTGGAGTCCACATTCAGCCCGGCGCTGATACAGAGCACAAACCGCTGGAGATTGCCTAACAGCGCTGCGGATCTGTCTGATGTACCGAACTCCGTTATGTTGAACTTTTACGATTCATATTACGGACAATCTGGCGGAGGTTACGGTATCGGCATTGTCCAGTGGGACGGTTATACGAATACTGCTCCAGCCGGTCAAAAGCTGGTATCATTCGCGGAACGGTATAACATGAACTGGTATGATGGGGACACTCAAGTGTTCCGGATCTTTCGGGAATATGAAACTGATATCCAGTGGCAATCCGCAACCGTGGCCGGGACTACCTGGTATTGGTCAAATTATGTTACCAACGATCAACGCCCGGAAACATCCGCCAGGATCTGGCAAGTATGTTATGAAGTCGCGGATCCCGGGACCCTGACCACCAGACAGGCAAACGCCCGATATTGGTATGATTACTTTGAAGCCCATCCGCATGAATTTGAACCCTGGCTGCTATATGTAGTTCAGAATAAAAGGAAGGTGTCTAAAGTTGCTAAATGGCGGAATTAGTATTCCTACCGAATACGATGTCAACAACCTGATAACAAATATGGTTTCCCCGAATACGGTACACTGCCGGAATAATGCTCTTTTCGGTATGTTCCGGCGGTATCTCCTCCAAGAAGTATTCGCTATCTACAAATGGACCATGCCGGAAACCTGGGACCCTGACTTCTTCCAATACGTTCTTTTCGGTTATGGTTTCGTAGTCATCGTGAATACTAAAGAATTCGGAGTTATCCCCCAGTGGGGAACGCTGGGAGGGTACAATGTATTCTACCGGCCGGCGTATGCCATCGTAACTAACCCGCTGATCCGGCGGACGATCAAAGCGGATATCGGGAAAGAGTGCAGCGTAATCAAGCTGATGCCGGACTATCGGTCCATCATGGACCTGGTGGATTATTACGCGGATAAACTGGCACTGACTTCTGAAACCATTGATATCAATCTTTGCAATGCGATGGTAGCAACCGTTTTCGGCGCGGAAGGAAAGACGGAAGCGGAAGCCCTGAAAAAAATGTATGATAAGATCCGGTCCGGGGATCCGGCAGTGGTTATCGGAAAGAAATTCTTCCGGGATGACGGTACTCCGAACTGGCAACCGTTCCAGGCGAACGTGAAGAACACATACATCGTAACCGACCTGATGTCCGACTTCCGCAGGATTAAAGAAGAATTCCTTACCGCGATCGGTGTACCGAACGCGAACACGGACAAGCGGGAAAGACTAATCACTTCCGAGGTTGAATCTAATAACGTGGAAACCAGAACCAAGATTGAACTATGGTTTGATTCCATTCAGCGCGGAATAAAACAGACCAAAGTCTTATTTGGAGATATGGACCTGGATGTGTCCTTCCGTTATGACGCGCCGGAGATGAACAAAGAACCGGAAGAGGGGAGGGACGAATAATGCCTGCTACACTGTCAATCCGCGGATTGTATATCATGAACGAATCCCTTTTCACAGGGATGGTTATGCCGGAGGGGATGACCACAGCTGACCGGGACATAATCGTGGATAACATCCTAAATGAATTCGCAGAATTGGAAGTCATCTATCCGGATCCCGTGTTTATGAAAGACGCTATTGGGAAATGGAGCCATAAAGAGGTTGGTACCTGGGCCCGGATCTACCGCGCTTCCATCGCGGATTATAATCCGATTGAGAACTATAACCGGACTGAAACTTACACGGAAACCGGATCCAATTCCGAGCACCTTTCCGGGTCCGATTCTGAAGCTCATACCGGTACTGATACCGAAGCCCATAGCGGTACAGATACAAGCACCACGAACAGCATATCCAGTTTAACCGGACAGGACAGCGATACCAACTCCGGAACAGATACCCTTACTACTAATCGCGCTGGATTTGATTCCAATACGCTGGTGACAACCGGAACCGATTCCACGCAGCACGGGCATGTTTTGACAAAATCCATCAGTGAATCCACTAACGAACGTGGATCCGCATCCGTATCCCATGGTGAAAACATTGGATTCCAGCATGGAGAAACCATTACGACAAACTACGGAAGAACCAACACCGGAGATAATACCGTCCATAGATCCGGAAATGTATCCGGCAATATTGGGGTTACCACTTCGCAGCAGATGTTGGAACAGGAGCTTGTTGTATCCGCCAAGCTGAACGTGTACAATTATATTATGGAATCGTTCAAAGACAGATTCTGTCTGGAAGTATATTAAAGGAGGTTTATCATTATGGCGCTTCTTCTTATGCCCTACACAAACCTGCACGAACTGAACCTGGACTGGATTATCAATAACCTGAAGGAAGCCGGCGTAACTTCCGTCAACGGAGAAACCGGTATTGTGGTTCTGTACAAGGAAGCAAACGTACAGCTGCCGGATATCCCGTCGGATGTGAACTGGCGCCTGGTCCGGATGACGAATGGCACAATTGAAGGTATCAAATTCAACAAAGCAGCGCCCATGCAGCGCGTCCATGGTTCATCTGAATTCCAGGTCTATGATCAGGGCAATCCGCCACCCTATCCCGTGACTTCCGTCAATGGCAGCACCGGAGCCGTGACCGTTCCTGTTCCCCTGGAGAATCTTTCCGGTGAGATCGTATCCTTCACCCAAGATTCCCCCGGCCATGGCTGGACCCTCAACAGGAAAACCCGCGAGGGTGATTTGATGCTGACCCTGGATAGTACCGGAGATAATCCGACTGTATCCCTTGAGTTCATCAACAACAATGAAACCGTGGACGAATCACTCCGGCTCCTAACAGAAAGAGATACCCCCAAGGGCGTGTACGTGGACCATGAAAGCAAAAACAGCTATACCATCCCCATGACTGATTATGTGTCCGGTGTGTACTGGATGTCCCTGATGTATTTGCAGACAGGACCGTCCGCAGCTGGATTGTATCTGATCTTTGCTGATTCCACCCAGGTGCAGGTATCCAAGCTGGCGGGTGACAGCGTAATCACGTTCACAGGCAGCAAATCCGGAAATAACATCATCCTAAACGCTTCTGATACTGTATG